GCTGATGAGGCGAGAACCCTGTTCCTGGACGAACGCGTCCACGCGGGGTTTGTTCATCTGGTAGGCGATACCTGCGGCCGTAACCGTGATAGGTGCCGTGAGTCCTAGAAGCTGCTTCGTCGTCACTCTTGTGCGATATGTGACGTCCTTGCGGGTACGTTCACGCTTGGCCTTAGAGGCCGACTTAGCCATATCTACTCCGGAGAGCGACTTGTTGAAGGCGTCCTCGTATCCGGGGATGTCCTTCTTTTTCTTGTCGAGTTCGGCATTGAGGAGCTTGCGTCGAGTGCCTGCGCCCTTGCCGTAGAACATCTTTGCATCAGCATGACGCTTAGCGTCTTTCGCCGCGAGACGAGTGGTTCTACCGGAGGCGCCGCCGTCTTGCGATCGACGGACACCCCATTTCATACCTTTGACGCCGAAGTGGCGCAGTTCATCATCCATTACCACTCCTACTCGAAGATCTCTTTGTTGTGTTTGAACGCAATATATGCGTCCATGAGGGCGGACACGTTGTCGATCTTGTCCTCGTTGCGCTTCTTGAGGAGCTTGCGGCCTCCGTTGGTGTCCTCCAGAATAACCGCGTTACCCATCGCAAACTGCATGAGGCTCTGGTCGAAGAGCAGCATCCGCTCACCACTCAGGATCTTGAGCTCACCGAGAGGGACGGACTCAGTCCGAACACCCTGGATGACCTTCTCGATACCGAAGGGACCGTTCTCTGCCTCCCAGCGCTTAACGAACTCGACCGCGTTGTAGGGGTCGAAACCAAACGCCGAGACCTCGTACTCCATCGCCATGATGTGTGCGTCGAGATCTTCGTAGACCTCCATCATGTCGAGAACCGTACACTCGAGAACGTGGAGACTTCCCTCGTTCATGAACTCCTGGTACTTCAGACGCATGGCGCCCGGAAGCTTCTTGAGAGTCAGAGACGAGATGTAACTTCGGGTCTTGACGCCAAAGCTACCGTCAGCCAACGGGAAGAGGAACGTGAACGCACAGAAGTCGTCTCCGTGAGAAAGGTCCGCGCCCATGGCGCAAGGCATTCCTATGAAGTCTCGACGGCGGTGCTTCTCGGTCTCTTCGTACGTGAAGAAGTAGGTGAAACCCTCCATCGGAATTCCAAACCTCTTGGCGAGGATGTCATTCCGGTTATGAGGGGCCGCCTCCATTCTCTCGACCTCTTTCTGGTACGTGTCGTACGTAACAGTGATGCCGATGTTGGGCTGAGCCTTGATCCACGCAGCCGGGACGTCCACTTCCTCGAGAGAGTCGAGCTTGTAGTGGAAGATGGAGACGTGAGGTGCGTGGTACTCCCCGCGAAGGATCTTGGAGAGTTCCATTTTGATGGTGTCACCGGAACCGTTACGAACGGTACCCTCTGAACTCATCGCAATGATGACGTAGTCGTCGAGCTTGGTAGCACCCTGCTCGATCGAGCCAACGACGTCCTCACGGATGTCACCAGAGAGCCATTCGTCGACGGTAGACACCTTGGGGCGGAGACCCTGGAGCTTGTCGATCGACATCGGTCGAACCTCGAGGAGCGAACCCGTGAGGAAGTTCTCGATACCCTTCTTGGTCGAGGCCAGCTTGGCACGATTCATCCGAGAGCCGGTTGTACTCTGCAGAGAACCTTCGGTGAGGAACTTCATCAGCGGACCCTTGGCCCTAGTGATGGCAGTCCGTGCCGGAGACATGACTTCTTCCGCCTGCTTCATGGTAGGAGCAGTGGTGATCTGGTGGGTGGTCGACGTATCGATGTTGAGGAAGTACATCTGAAGGCATTCCGCGTACATCGACTTTGCAGCGCCTCGAGCAACGATGAGGTACTGCTTCTTGACCAGACGGTCCTTGACAGTTTTGTAGACGTACTCGCCCTGTTGACCGTTGGTCCCCGGGACGAACACTCGCTTCTCGATGAAGCGATACCAACCGAGGAGGGCTTCACTCCACAGCTTGAACGTGTCAAGCATGTTGAGGTCACTTCCGTCAGTGAGCGTGAGCTCGTTCTCACAGAACTTGATGAAGCCCTCCACGGCGAGGTCGTCGTAGTAGATGTTAGGGTCGGCGATGAGCGCATCGATGCGTTCCATCTCTAGTCCGATTTCTCGGTTAACCGGAATCTCTTGGCGGATTACCGCGTCGCGAAACTGGCCATAGTACTTAGGCGTCGCTGTGTTCGATAGGCCCATCGCCATACCCTCCTTTCTATCTACCGATTGCTCGTGTTGCTACCTTGGTTGCAGTGTAGAAGCCGGCGTCCGCTGCTCCTGAAGCTGCCGATCTGGCTGCGGCAGCCGCTGCGAACTTGATGACTCGAGCGCCGAGTCTGATTGCCGCCTTGGATGCCGGGCTCTGCGCCATGGTGTAGGCAGCGATACCGGTTCCGCCGATCGCGAGGATCGCCTTGGCAGCGTCGTTACCCTTCTTCACCTTGTCGAGACCTGACTGCTCTCGAGTTAGCTCCGAATATGTCTTCTCGAGCTGGAGGCGACTGTTCGCCGTCTTCAGCTGCTTGTTCGACATAGCCGGTACCGGCTTCTTGCGGATGGCGTCCACGGCCTTGCGGTCTGTCGAGGGCTTGACGTCCGACCCGCGAGCCTTCCGTACTCCCCACTTCATTCCAGGAACGCCGTAGTGACGCAGTTCATTGCTTGGCATGGTGCTCCTTTCTTGCTAGGTGAGAGGTTCGTTGATGCGCGGAATAACGCTGAGCGGACTCGCGATCTGCATTCCCACGTTAGCCCCACCGTGCTCTTTGGCGTACGCAGCTGCCGAAGCAGAAGGCACAATATGCACGATGAGCGGCTTACCCATTCCGAGAGCAGCCTGGTAGATTGCGTCGGACGAATCCCACGGCATACCAAACGTAGTGTAGAGCGCAAATTTAGAGGCCTGGCCCGGATCATTGAAACGGTTACCATCGGTGTTGTACCAGTACGACCAGGACAAATAACCCTTGCTGTTGGGCAAAGTCATGTGTCCTGTTCCGCCGGCACCGTTGGCCTTGATCATGAAACGCTCGTTCGCCTTGGATCCGAAATACGACTCGAACAAGGTGATCAGCTGCGTCATGTGGTTGTAGCTCTTGTCCTCGACCGTGATGACGACGTACGACCCGTACTTCTCGATAACCCACGACAGACGCATGAGCTTCTCACCAGAACCAGCACCGGACTTGGTGATGGTGATCTGATCGAGCTCCGCAGCCGTGAGATCGGCGATGTTCCGGGTGTCCGTACCGTTGGTCAGAACCGAGAGGTTCGGATCGTGACAACAGAACGCGACGTCATCCTTGCTGAACCAGACCGACATCTCGATGTTGGTAGCACCAAGAAATACCGATCGGGTGACAGCTTGTCGAGTGTGCTCAACATAGTCGGCAGACCCTCCGCGGTGGATCATGTAGCTTGGACCGTACGCCCTTGCTACCCATTTCGCTGCGGTGATCACGCGCTGAGGAAGGATCAGGATACGATCGGTCCCCTTAAGAGAAGTCCCATCGTAGTACAGCGCCTCTGCGGGAACGATACCTCCATTACGAACCAGTTCGACAGCTGCGCCTGTGACGGGCGCAGGAGTGACTGGAGTCGTAGGCCACGCACCACCAGCGAGAGTGATCGACTGAGCAGCCTGACCGGAGGGAGTACCCCAGGTCATGATGAACTCGTTGGTCGATCCCTTAGCTTGCTGGATTCCGTACAGGCCGACTGAGGTCCTACCCGAAGATATGGCCGTCGGCGCTACGACCTGTCCGTAGACGCCGTAGTCGTTGTCCTGCAGAGTCGGAGCTTCGCTGTTGTTCGCGGCGAATTCGCTGGCTGCCATGACGAAAGTGAATCCGTCGGTGTTGGTCGCATACGAAGGGATGTTGACACCCTTGGTATACGTAACGCCGTAGTAGCTGTTGTAATATGAGTCGACCGGGGTCTCCGCCACTTGGCGGAGGTTCTGGGCGATGATCACGATTCGCGAGTTACTCGATCCTGTCAGCGAAAACGCAAACGTCGAGGGAACGACAGGAGCACCGAACGAGTCAGCGAGAACACGGTAACCGTAGAAACCGTTGACTCGGTAGTTCGCATTCGAGGCAAGAAATGCCGGCCCAAGTCGGTTGA